TGAAATACAAACCATGAAAAGAGAGTGGCTGTAAAATGGAACGCAAAGGTTTTATCGGAGGCTCAGACCTCTACTCTATTATGCGCGGTGATTGGCATGACCTATGGCTGGTAAAGACAGGGCGCAAAGAGGCAGATGATTTGTCTGGTCAGTTTAACGTACAGCTTGGCAATGAAACAGAAGCTTTTAATCTTGAATGGCTAAAGAAACAAACAGGTTATAAGTATCGCCATTGTGATACCGAACTCAAAGAGATAGCTGGTGTTCCCTATCAAGCAAGGCCAGATGCTTTGGCCTATGTATCTGAAACAGAATTGCACGAAAGCGCATCTGGTGGAATGATTTTGCCAGAAGCCATCATCGAATGTAAACACACTGGCGGTCACAAGAAGATGTCAGATATTCTTGATGCCTATCTGCCGCAAGTACATTTGTATATGCGCGTCATGGATATACATCAGACAATTTTTTCTGTCATCTTTGGCAATCGCTGGGAGCATTGCTTTGTAGATTATGACCATGAGTTTTGGATGAAGGTATCTACCCAAGCACATGCGTTCTGGCAACATGTCATTGAAGATAAAGAGCCAGCATCTTACCAGCCTACCAAGATTGATTGGTCTGCTGTGAAGGTTGATGGTCTAGTCTGCCGTGATGCTAGCCAAGATAATCAATTTGTAAATCTGGCGCATGACTTTGTGAACACTTCACAATCTATGAAACAACATGACGCTGTAAAAAAAGAATTGCGTTCGATGATACAGGATAACGAGCGTGAGGTGTTCTGCGATTTGCTCAGCATCAAGCGTGACAAGCGCGGCGCATGCCGTATCACCATAAACGAAGGGGCGGTTTAGCCCCGCCCCTTCTAACACCAACTGCAAACTATAGGAGATTGCAATCATGGCTCAGAATAATGTAGCCGAAATTAAAAAGCAACCAGCCGAAAAGACAACGGCAAAAACTTTTGATGAAGCAATGCTTGCTTATCAGATGGAATCTGTAACCGCTAAAAAGAATAGCACCAACCCACATTTCAAGAGCAACTATGCCAGCCTTGAAGCTGTCATCGATGCCGCTAATGAAGCAAACAAATATGGTTTATATTTTATGCAACCGCTTGACCTTATCACCATTGGTGAGACTGTTGTGCAGGTAGTCAAGACGGTTATCATTCACGCGCCTTCTGGTGAAAAGCGCGAGAGCCTTTGCCCTGTTCGTTCCAAAGACAACAACGACCCACAGAAGATGGGGTCGGGTATCACCTATGCCAAACGCTATGCATTGCAATCTGCGTTTGGTCTGCCATCAGAAGATGATGATGGCAACATCGCGGCACAACCAAAGCCGAACCAACCAACAACCAAACCTTCGGAGTTTTAAATGGAATATGATAACACAAATCGAGGGGCGGCATTCCCGCCTCGCCCAGAGCAGAACATGATCCTCACTGGCAAGATGAATGTCGAAGGCACTGATGGGCAAGTAGTTATGGTTAAAGATACAGACCATAAAGGCAAGCCCATCATTGGTATCTTTGAGCGTGTTGGTGTTCTTTATCCTAATGAAGATAAGTCTGGTGAGAAAGACCCAGACTATAAAGGGCCTGTTAAAAACATGCGCGGTGCGGCTTGGAAAGAAACAAGCAAGGATGGTCTAAGCTATCTGAGTGTAAAGGTTTCTGAAAAACAGGCATCTGGTTCAAGACAGCCAGAGCAACAGCCAGCAGTAACAGAGGAACTAGATGATGTTATACCCTTTTGATGATGTCAAAAAAGACCTGTCTCTTAATGATGACCGCATGCGGTATCACATACGCAAACACAAACTGGCTTATGTAAAGATGGGGCATAAGCGCTTCTTTACTAAGCCGCAGTTAGATGAATTCTATAAATGTGTTTTTGAAATTAAGGGAGCAGATGAATGCTCAGTCTCTACAAAAGAAAAGACATCTGGCACATCCGCGGTTCTATCACCGATGGTAACAGAGTGGTTACAGTCAGGCGTTCTACAGGGCAATCAGTTAAAAAGGAAGCTGAGTCAATCCTCAGACAAGTTGAACGCACAGTCCTAAATCAAATGTCAGGCAGGGCAACAGCCCTGCCTTTCAAAGTTGCCGCTGATGCTTGGTTAAAAGTAAAGCCAAGAAGCGAAACCTGTCAGGATAACTGCAATCAATTAATCTCTCGTTTTGGTGAAATGTTTTGTGATGATATTAACCGCGATGAATGGGATGCTTATGTATCTGCATATCTTTACGGCAGAAGAGCCAGCTATATAAATCGTAAACGCTCAACCCTTGTGTCTATATTACACAAAGCTGGGCGCGAAAATATCAAAATTCCCAAGCATAAAGAGGATAGTGACCGCGTAAGGTTTCTAAGTTTTGAAGAGCAAGAAAGATTGCTATCAGAATATCCAGAATATCTGCGTGGTATGTTTACTATTCTTTGCTATCAAGGGCTAAGATTATCTGAAGCGGTGAACCTAGAACCGTGGCATGTTAATCTTGAGGTAAAGCGATTGACCATCAAAGGTAAGTGGGGCAAAACAAGGATACTGCCCATCCATGATAGATGCTTTGATATTCTGAACAGCATTTTGCCAACAAACAAACCATACATCTTTTATAATAAATTAGGGCAACGCTATGCGGATTCCAGAAATGTGCGTAGCGTTCACATAAGAGCATGCAAACGTGCTGGAATATCTAACTTTACCATCCATGATTGGCGTCATCACTGGGCATCACGTTTGATGATGGCTGGTGCAAACATAAAAGCGCTAAAAAAACTTGGCGGTTGGGAAAGCATTACTATGGTCGAGCGTTATGCAGATGTTTCAGATGAACACATATCCGACACACTGATGAGGCTACCATGAAAAAAACACAACGAAATCCAGTGGTTATAACTAATGTTTACCACCTTGCCAAGGTTGGGGTCGAGGGTTCGAATCCCTTCACCCGCTCCATTATTATCAAAACATTATCTATATTATTCAGAGGCTTACGCCGCCTCTTCTTTCAAATAATATCCTGCATTTTCGCAGTATTATTGGTGTTATGGTGCATTGGTTATGCTTTACAAATGCAGTTTATGGATATCAATACACATGTTCCGACACAATCTCGACACACGGAAGAAGGAGAAAATGTATGACAACATCACTTAGGCACAACGGGAAAGAGTACCGTAAGGGCGCACCATTTAAGGTGGGCATGATTGTAGAAATGTATGTTGAGCGCACTATCAGAGCGCTTGATGCAAAGCAAGCAGAAGAGATTGCTATTAACCGCCAGCAAGCTAAGACCGCTACACTACAGCGCAATGGCTACACAGTTGGTGATATTGAAATCATGAATTCGGAAGAGATTAAATGAACAGAGTAGATATTCTAAAAGGCGCTGAACAAGCAGTAGCACAGCGCGGCGAAAACTATGGCTCACCCAAAGAAAACTTTGGGCGCATTGCTAAACTCTGGACAGCATACAAAGGCATTGAGTTAAGCGTTGAAGATGTCGGTGTTATGATGATGCTGGTCAAGCTTGGCAGATTAATGGAGAACCCGCATCACCAAGACAGTTGGGTGGACATAGCTGGATACAGCGCCATCACTGCTGAAGCGATTGCCGAAACTGCAAATATTTTGCTCCCTCATGAGGGTCAGCAAAACACTGATGCCAGCTAACAGGAGAATTGTTATTAGGGTCGATGACTTGCAAAATAGCTTGCCCAAAGTTCTGCTGTTCAAAGCCTTTGACGAAGGCATAAGTGTCATGGAATTTGTAACCACGCGCTCTCGCAAGCCACGCTGTGCTCTGTCTTTCTACATCTTCAATCTGAGCCAGCCCCCAGTTGTGCCTGTGACCGCTTATATACAGATGAGCATGACTTTTAAACCTAGCCATCTTATTCTGGGCATGAAGAGAATTCCACTCGGAGTGACCCTTCATGTCGTGCGCCGCGTGTATGCGGCACTGCCTGCCATTAGGAAAGTTGATACTGATTCTGGCTTCCCAATCTTCTCTTACGGTGTCAAGACCCGTCATCCATTTGAGAGGATCTCCAGCGCCAGACCACATATCGTGGTTGCCGCCAATGAGAACCAGAGGGTTCATGCGGTCAATCAACCATTCAACTAATTTCCATGCTGTTTTATGAGATGTGTCTTGCTCGCCATATAAGCGCCCTAGACGGCCAACCCAGTTGTTCTGGTGGTCACCAAGCGAACAGCCATAGATGCCCTTGTATGAGTCTTGTAAGGCTAAATGAGAGCGTAATGAATCCCAATCACAATAGTTGTCATCAATATGTGGATCGCCATACCATAACAAACCAATAGGGTCGTTGGTTTTCATCTGGATTTCATGCCACTTGCTTGCTTCTCTATGCGCTTTACGTTTCTTAAAGCGCTCATGCAAATGCTCAACAATTACATCAACAGGCAAGTCATCTTCGGGAACATCAGGTAGGATATAATCGAGCGTGCGGCTCTTAGCTTCTTGTAGGTTTCTACCAAATACTGTCTTTGATATACCTAATGCATCAGCGGCCTTGCGCACTGACCCGTAGGTTTCATAATACTTTAAGACTTCTTCATTGCTCAGCTTCGCCATTGCATTCCAACATCATAGCTCGTAGTTCCCTCCCACGATTTCCTACCTGCTGAAACCACAACGAATCTTCCATCTCGTAAGCGGCTTTATCCCATGCCCTATCTTCTAATGCCGCAATAAATTTCTTAAAGCGACTAAAGCGTGGCCAGCCCATGTTGAACACCATTG